ATGTTAGTCCTTCTACTCTTACTTGAAACGTTGCCAATTTTTTCCTTCCTCTCTAAGGGTTTGGTAACCCGTGAATGAGACCGTTAATGCTATGCCCCCTAATTAAAGAGGGCATAACGTATTATTTACTAACTGATTGTAATACCAGCAGCTACTTTACCTAAGCCACCAACTATATACCAAGCAGAACCATCACATACTAACTTTATCCAGTCACCTATTACAGCTTGACCATCAACAAAGTTAACTTGTGTATCAGTTCCATCAGAGGTATCAGCTGTAGCATCTGCACCAACATCTACACTACCTAAAACGTAATCTGTAGAAGAAGCAGAAGATACAACATAGTTAGCACCATCAGGAGCAGCTTTTATTACGAAGGTAACATTATACCCAGCATTACCAGAACAAGCAGGAAGAGTTGTTGTAAACTCTGTTGCAGAGTTAAGGAAAAATACTTTTCCACTATCTCCACTTCCTAATGTACTTGCTGCTGTCAAATCCTGAGCATAATTTCCATTCCAACCAGCACTTGCACCTAACTTAGCCATTATCTACCTCCTTAACTTACAGCCAAAGCGCCAGTAGCGCCTGTGCCTTCAGAAACTGGATTTATTTTTACTAACCATTGACCATCAACTGGACAATAGAAATGTATCATAGTTCCAGCCCCTATTAAGTTAGTATCAGCTGCTGCTGCAGTGTACTCTAGATTCTGAGAAGTAGGTACAGCATATGTTCCAGCGGTTTCAACTGTCATAGCTGTCGCCCCATTATGATGTCCTATAACTTGTTTAGCGAGTACATTACCAGCAGGTTTCACTGTTCCGACTGAATTGTTAGCATGAATTGACCATTTTCCAGTCTGATCTATGTCACCAGTAACATCTATGACTAAATGAGTACCTTGAACAGCTGGAGGTAAGTAAGTTGAAGTGGCTGCAGCTCCTGTGCCAGCGAACGTATTTACAGCACCAGCTATAAACGTAGCAGCATCAACTTCAGCTAATGTTTCATCACCACCTTTAACTCCAGCAACACCCTCAGCCTGAGTAACATCTACTCCAGTAGCAGTTAAGTTACCTTGAAATCCAGAACAAAAGTCAAAGTAAGCATCAGTTAATTTATTATCGAACTTTTCTTGTCCGTACATTGGATTAGCCATGTTTAACCTCCTTAAGTCCAGAGAGCATGGGATTCAGGCATCTGCCATTCCATGCCACCTTCAGTTAGAATTAAATCTACTCTACGATCGACCCCAGAGTTCTCTAAAGTTTGAACTCCTACGTAGACTGAAGTGTCTCTATTAATACCATTTCCAACTAGTGGTCTCCATGCGCAATTCTTTAGGTCTATGCCTAACATCTTCACATTTGTACCATCTAAGTGGATATTTCTAGCTACATTCATATCACCATAAGGTGTTGAGAATGTTGTAATATCTATACCTAGAACTTTTTTCTTTCCTGTCATAGCAAAATCAGCTCTAAAGTTTGAAGATACTTCTAGATTGTTTTTAAAGTAGCCACCTAGCTTATGCATCCAGTTCCACACCTGTGTACTTACGAAAAATACATTAGCAGAACTATTGTTATATCTAGGATCTAAATAGTTAGACATATCATCTAAGAAGTCATCTGCTGTCTTAGTTGCAATATCTAAGCTAAATTGGTTACCATAATTAACAATATAATCAACAGCACCCTGAGTATATTGGATACTATCACCATCTGTATACTGAGATCCAAATAGCAATGAAGTTTCCATATCCCACTTATGCTCAATTAACTTTTCTTTCCAAACCCTAGCCCATTCGCTAGAATCATACTTAAGAGAAGTAGCTCTTGATGTGTTAGTCATAGCCATACTAGTCTTCCAAATCTGAGTAAGACCAATATTTGTTGAGTAAGGCTGATCTTTCCAAGTTTCAGGATAACCAGACCCCTCAGCAAAAGCTGTACCAACAACATAAGACCTCATGGGCTCTAATGCAGTAGCAATACTGTCATCAGAAGGAGTTACAGTTGAAGCATCATCAATACTTGCAGTAGCTGATACATATCTAGAATTTCCAGATGAACCAGCTTTAACTACAGTTGTATTTAATTCAACCATATCAGGGTTGTTTGATGTTGTAGTAGTAGCATCATTATAAGAACCTGCGCCTGAATATTCAGTTACTGTATTCACTCTAACCAATAGATAGTCAGTTACAGAACCACCAGCACTAGCAGCCATAGGTATCTTTACTATTTGTCCTGGCAAAAAGAACTTAGGCATAGTGCCATCAGCACCAATTTTAAATTCAGCAGAAGTGTTACCATAAACATTCTGCACATTACCTTGATTCTTGTAATCACCAATCATACGTACTTTAGCAATATCGCCAACTGCTTTTGCTGCTCCAAAATCTGAATCATCATCAAATGCAGAGCCATCATATACAGCACCTACGTATGCATATCGTTTATGAAATGAAGGGCGTCTCTCCGCCCATTTAAATTGTGGATCATCCACAGGCTTCTTAGATACCATAGAAAGGAATCTAAAAAACGGATCTTGAGCTATTGCCAGCTCTGATACTCGATCACCAAAGTTATACTTTCGTCTAAGGTCACCAGTATCAAGGCTTGTCGATGTACCTGGACCTAGAGCCCCAGTATGATCGGCAACAGTAAGATCAGTATTAGGCGTAATCGCGCTTAAATAATCTTGAGCCATTTTTGACCGTCTCCTTTTAACCCTCTATCAACTGCGCTCCCTGCGCCTTCCAGTAGGGTTTGTGAATGTTCGGGGACAGTCTTTCTAAAAAAGAATCTCTACCCGAACAGGTTGTCTACATCATTATCAAGCCCTAGGATACCTTCAAACAATTTGTCATCTGGTTTAACACCTGGGTCTTGATTATTAGAGTCACTGGCACTAGTCGGTATGTCTCTGACATTCTTCATCTGGCTAAGCATATCCTTCTTTGTAGAATTAGCTACATTTTGAGCAGCTTTGTCCTTATTTAAGATGTAGTAAATATCCTCAATCGACAACTTATGATTTTTAGCAGCTTGAACCATATTTTTATAGTCTTCATCAGACATATTATGTTTCTTTTTAAACTCAACTTCTTGTCTCCTTTGAGCAAGTTTTTGTTGAGTTCTAGCAGCATTCATTTTCTCTTTTTTGAGAATATCTCCAACACGAGTTTGGACAACATTATCTATTTGAGCATTCATTACTTTAGCTGAATCTGAATCAGGATCTTGAACTGCATCATTTGCATCAAAGATAAAATCATCATCTAGCTTAAGTTTTTGTTGAATACTCTTAGAAGGAGCCCCACCTTCTTTAAGGTAGTCTCTGACATGGTCAACTAAACCACTGTCTCTTTTCATCGCTTCGAGAACTGGTATGAAAGGCTGTAGAGTTCTAAGCTGTTGAGACATTTTCACCGCCTCTCTGCTTGAATCTTTATAACGCTTCATGTAAGGGTTGTTCTCATTATCCCAATCCACCGTAGAGCCATTTTGCGATGTGTTGTGGGTTACCTGTTCGGTGCCACCATCTTCATGGGTTGCTTCTGTGGCAGGAGCTTCTGCCTGATCTCCATTGGAAACCATTCCGTTCACTCCACTTTCTAGTTTGTCAAAAAAGTCTCCAGAGCCAAATACAGCATCTTCAGCAGCTTGCTGTTCTGGGTTACTTTCGACTGGTTTTTGTTCATTCATTTGTTTTTCCTTTGTTAAGTGAAAAATCTAATAGGTAATTTAATCTTCAGTCTTGCTATTTTGCAAGTCATTTATTACTTTATCCATTTCAATGCCCATTCTTTGATTTGCATTATCTACATTTTGAGCCATAGATTGTTGTAATAATTTATGCTTAGCTTCAGTCGTGAGCTGGTCTTTAGCGATGCCTGTTTTAGCCTGCTCTTTTCTTTTACTAATTTCAACCTCAGCTGCCATTACCTTTCCTTTAATTCCTGCTTGAACAAGTTGTCTTTCAAGGGTTTCTATTGTTCCAGCCTGATCTTTTAATTGCTGTTCCATAGAGGAAACCTGACCTTGTAACTGTGAATATAAACTCTTTCTTTTAATTATATTCTCCTTGTTCTTTAAATCTGTTTCAGCTAATAAGGCTATATCATCTATAACTCCCATTTGCATCAACTCTTTTAATTCTGCTATATATGCCCATCTATTGACAGGTAGCGTAGAACCAGAAACTATTCTTACATCAAACTTAGCAGCAGAATAATCATTAAACTTTCCAATCGCCTCTCCCAAGTCATTGTAAATAGGAACATTTATTTCTACATCTTTCTGATCCTGTATTGCA